CAATAGCAGGGGTATAGGGGATATAAATGGCAATCGATTTTCCAAATAGTCCAACAGTAAATCAATCCTTTACTGCTGGTGGAAACACATGGATTTGGGATGGAATTGCCTGGACTCTTCAAAGAATTACAACAGGCGCACAAGGCATTCAAGGAATACAGGGCATACAGGGCCCTGAAGGGCCAGTAGGGCCACAAGGAACATCTATCAATGTTAAAGCATCAGTAGCCACATTTGCCGCTCTACCAGCAACTGGCAATAGTGCAAATGATGCAAGAATTGTTGACGCAGATGGAGATCTTTATATATGGGGCGGTGCATCTTGGACATCTGCTGGTCAAATTGTAGGACCACAAGGCCCACAAGGAATTCAGGGTATTCAGGGTATTCAAGGACTAACTGGCGCAACAGGACCTTCAGGCGGAATAACATTAGCAGTTACAAACTCAGGATCAGGATCTTATACAATAAACGGTGGAACCAATCCAACTTTATCTTTTATTCGTGGGCATAGATATGTAATTAATGTTAATGCACCAGGACACCCGTTTTGGATTCAAACATCTTCAGGTCAATATGCATCAGGAAATGTTTACAGCACTGGGGTATCTCTGTTTTCTGGTACAAGAGACAACGGAACAATTATATTTGAAGTTCCTTTTAATGCCCCTCAACTTTATTATGTTTGTGAATATCATCCATCGATGGCTGGAGCGATTACAGTATCTGATTTAGGCCCACAAGGAATTCAAGGGATTCAAGGAGAACGGGGTCTTCAGGGAATTCAAGGCATACAAGGAGTAACAGGTGCAACTGGCGCTCAGGGCTCACAAGGCATTCAAGGAATTCAAGGAATTAAGGGTGACACAGGTGAAACGGGTGCACAGGGCACTACTCTTACTTATTCAAATGGAATGAACGCAGCATTAGCAAATAAAATATTTTATAACTCATCAGGTACAAACCCTACAGCAACTGCAGCAGGCGACATATTTATACAGCATGAGGCTTAACTATGGTAAGCAAAATATGGGACAGCTCCGCTTGGAAAGAATATAAAAATTTAAAAGTATATAACGGTGCGGCATGGAAAGATGCCGCAAGAGGATGGCTATGGAACGGCAGTGTATGGAAGCAGTTTTATCCAGAGTATCCAATAATTACTACAGCCCCAACAGTATCAGGAAGTTCAACTCAAGGTAATACATTGTCTGTAACTACTGGAACTTGGAAAGGTTTTCCAAGTGACAAGGCTTTTGCATATACATCTGTATCTTATCAGTGGTTAAGGAACGGGTCTGATATTTCTGGCGCAACAGGAAGTCAATACTCTACAGTTGTAGCAGATGTAGGGTCAGCAATATCTTGCAGAGTAACTGCTCTAAATAATAGAGGCCCAACCCCATCAACAACTAGTAATTCTATTACAATACAATCTGCATTACCTGGAGCACCAACTAATTTATCTGTAACAAGTTCTACCATTACACCTGGTGTATTTGCAGTTAGTTCTTCTTCTGCTGCCGTTACTCCTACAATAACAATGGGTAGTAATACAGGGGTTACCTCTTCTTCTGCCACAATTAATTGGACTTCAAGTAACCAGTCTTCTTGGCAAATTTCTGGTTCCTTTGCAGCATCAGGAACATCACAAACATCTTACACTGCAGCAACATCTGCATCAAGCACTTATAGCGGAACGGTTACCGTTAAAGGTGCAGGAACCACAACTGCAAGCGGAAGCTGGTCGTTGCCTACAAATTTGTCATACTACACATATGCTACAAATACAGGATCTCTTTCAGCAGATGGAGCAAATAGAACTTTTACTCTAACGGGAACCAGCGGAGCCTATTATACAGTTGACGTTACTGCGTGGAATTCAAGCGGAAGAGCAACAATAAGCTGGACAGCAGGAACTAACGCAACCTCTTATGATATCTATATAAATGGAAACTTGTGGCAATCATCTTACGTAGGAACATCTGCAACATATAACTGGGGCTCTACGGGAAACCTAAGCGTAAATGTAAGATCTAGAAATTCACAAGGAGTAGAAGCAACGGGAGTTACTTCTAGTGGAACAATTAATCAAGCAGGTTTAACTGCTCAAACATCAGGATATATTAATTCTGGAAATACAGCTTCTGGTAGTTATAGTGTTACTACTCCAGCTGCATCTGTTATTCCAACATTTACTTCAGCTGCAACTGTTGCAACACCTACAAGTAATGGCGGAACTTTAAGTTGGGCCTCTACAAACCAAAGCTCATATTCTATTTCTGCTCCAGGAACGTCTCTTGATGGTGCATCAGGATTTACTGCAACACAGAGAACTTTTACGGGAGGAACACCAGGAACAACTTACAGCTACACAGTTACTATAACTTCTTCAACTGGGCATACGGCAACTTCAAGCGGTAGCTTTACAACCACTGGCGGAGGAGTGGCGCCAGGCACACCAACTGGAGCAACTGTTACTGGTAGCGGATACGTCTCTTGGGGAGCAAGCACTGGATCAGTTGCCACCTATGAGATACTGCTTTATACAGCAACAGATACTTCTGGGTCAAACCGACTCGGACCTTACACTGTAACTTCTATCCCTGGCGGGCAAACATATTATCAGCTTACTGCAGGAGATGGATATGCTTCTCCAAACAATTACGTAAGAATTCAAGTAAGAGCAAGAAATAGCAGCGGAGTTTCCACATATGGAACTTGGGATCCAAGCTCTACTACGTATAGATAGGATAAATAATGATAAACAATGAAGAAAAAATAAAAATCATTATTAATAAATTAAATAATGTTCAAGGGCAGATTGACTCCTATATTAGTCACGCAGATGCCTTTAAAAACAAGTATTCCCTAGATGAAGTACTTCCAGATTGCAATGCTGGTAAATCATCATTATTAGAGCAATTGCAAAGTCTAGGAGGGGTCTGGCCTGAACCCTTGGAATAATTAAGGCTAAATGATATAATGAATATAATAGGAGGAATAAAATGACAACATATACACAGCTAACAAATGATGAAAAGGCTCAAATTAAAATTGCAGCCAAGCGTAATCTAGAATATCAGATGTATGCGCTAGAGGTAGATATTCTAGTAGAGAATGCAAAGACTGCGCCAGACGCAGAAAGAGTTGCAGATCTACAAGCAAGAATTACCGAAAAGCAAACACAAATAGCAGCACTATAATAAAAAGAGGAGAATGGAATGTCATATAAAAACAGAGTCTTAAACGACTTTCCAAACTCATTCTATTTGCTAGATGAGGTTCAATCGGGTACAACTAACACGTATACGGAATTGATGTCTCAATATGCAACATATCAAGCCTTAAAAGACAGCGGCAACACTTATGGTCAGATAGCTGGAATAGCTATTTACGATTACTCTGGTAGTCTAAATAACGGTACGGCTACTTCTGCTTCTTCAAAACAAATAATGCCTTTAGTAACAGGTTCTGTAAGAGGAACCGAAGTTTTAAGCGCAACTCAAATTGCCTACAACCCTAAAGGTATTGCAACAAAGTATTACAAGGATGATTCGTTTTCAATAGAAGCATGGTGTGCACTTCCAGGATATGGAGTAAGCACAACCATAGTTGGAGATACTATCAATAACACGGGTCTATTTTATCAGAACGGTAATATTGTATTTAAGGTCGGATCTAATCAAGTTCAGGCTACTGTATCAAATTCTGAAGTAGTCTATGTAGTCGGTATATTCCAAAGCAATATTATTTCCTTGTATATAAATGGAGTAATTGCTGATGCATTAGCAATAGACTCATATCAATTTTCTAATGAATCTGTATCTTTTATTAGCGGTCCTTCAACAGGTAGATTTGTAGTAGACTGCGTAGCGTTCTATAGATACGTGCTTTCTCCAACTCAAATGCTAAGTCACTACCTAGAGGGTACTCAAGAGGTAGATATCTCTCAAATAGCCTCAGTTGATAATGGCTATTTGTTTAGCATGAATACTCAGGCAATGAGGCCAAAGTTTATCTACTCGTATCCAGCATCCAAAACTTGGTCTCAAGTAGCTCTCGGTGGTATTTCAATATCTGATGACAACTCATATATCTATATTCCAAAAACAACTACAGCGGCAACTGCATCTTTTACATTTACTGATTCTTTTATTGTTCCAAACTATTTGGGGATTGACACCTCACAGATCCACTGGAGTAACGATGTCTCTGGAATTCTTGTAGAAGCCAGCATCGATAATACTACTTGGCGGGCTTGTAAAAATGGAAGTCCTCTTCCTTATATTAATAAGAATGATAATCAATTTTCAGATATAGTCTATTTAAGGGTTACCCTTTCCTCTGCAGATACATCCAAGTATCTTCCAATACTTAAGTCACTAGAGATAGCTTTCTATAAGGGCAAAGATTTTTATAGTGACAACTCAGGATACTCAGCATCTTCTACATATGACTATTCTTTGCCAAAGGTAAATAGCAAAACCTTGTCGTATAATAAAAATAATGGTTTGACTATGTATAATGGCCATGGATTCTCACTAAATGATATTCCCGCTATTTCCTGCGTAGAGGTTATATTTACCCCACAGTATAATCAAAATGTCCTATTCTCAGGAGCTGCCAAAAAGTACGAGTGGGATAATGCGGGGGCAATAACAAAAACAGGGATAGCCTCAGTTTACGTAAATGGTATAAATAGAACGGCTGAAACAAACGTATGGAACTTCCTGGTTGTAGATGTCCCACACCATATTGTAATAAATCTAACAACACCTGATACTAATATTAAATTTAACCAGAACCAGAATGACTCTAAATCAGGCCTAGGCCATATGTATAACAATGTAACCGTATATCAAAACAACCTATCGGCAAATACCATATCAAATCATTACCTTTTGTACACGGGGAATACGATAAGACAGATCAACGACACTTCATTTTCAATGATCGAGTCCTCATCTGGTAACAATTCAACCCCATTCTTTATAACTGTGGTAGAGCCAGAGTCGGTTAGCCTTTAATTTTGTCCATCTTTTGTACAAACTCTAGACTTTAGCACGAAATAATGGTATGATTTATGTCTATGGACATCAATAAGGCTAGATATAATATTAATGAAGAAGAATCAATCCTGGGCATATATGTCTGGGAGATGCCAGACGGCAGATGGATTGGGGATGACGATGAGAATTTTCTTTCAGTCACGTCCAAAAAAGGAAACAGATCCAACATCGATGCTTTGGCTAGAGAGGTTCGCTCATACGGTATATATGAAGGCGGGCCTAAATTTCTTTCAGCAAGACGCAAAATTGATGACGAAGAGTTTGAGCACCAAAAGCAAAGACTCAATTGGGGATTAGTTCCCGACCCATATGATATCGGAAACTATAAAGACGAAATGAAGAAACTAGGTGGTTCAAGATGACAGTAGAATTTCTCGGCGAAGATAACTCAGAAAACATTATCGACATATCAAATACAGCAGATTGGTTTTCTTTTAAGAAGGACGAAAAGAACAATGATCCATTTGCAGTAGGTCTAGAAGACCTAAAGAAGTTTAGAGGTCTAGGATCATCATTCAAGCGTAGAATTAATAGAGAGTTCTCAAAGTCATTTACAGGCATTGAGGAAACAGGAACACAACAGAATTTACTTGCACAAGCAATTAGCGGATACGCTATGTTTGATCTTATTGAGCCTCCATATAATCAAGAATACCTTTCAAAGATATATGAAATTTCAACATATAACTATGCAGCAATTAATGCAAAGGTTGCCAATATTGTTGGCCTAGGATATGACTTTGTTGAGACAAAGAAAACAAATGATGCTTTTGATTCGATCACAGATTCCAAGCAGTTGGAAAGAGCCCGTAGAAAGCTAAACAAATTGCGTCAAGATTTACACGCTTGGCTGGATACAACAAATGATGAAGACACCTTTACACAAACTTTGATTAAGGTTTATACAGATTTAGAAGCAACAGGAAATGGCTACATTGAAATAGGAAGAACAACAGGCGGAGACATTGGATACATTGGGCATATCCCAGCAAAGACAATGCGTGTTCGTAGACTAAGAGATGGCTTTATTCAATTGCTATATGGCAAGGCGGTATACTTTAACAACTTCGGAGACAACGAAACAGAGAATCCGATTGCTGGTCAAGAAGATCGTCCAAATGAAATTATTCATTTAAAGAAGTACACCCCTATGAACAACTACTATGGAATTCCAGACATCATTGCAGCACAGGTAGCCCTTGCTGGAAATGAATTGTCTGGTCGCTACAATTTAGACTACTTTGAAAACAAGGCGGTCCCAAGATATATTATTACAGTAAAGGGGGCAAAGCTTTCTCCAGAGTCAGAGCGTAAATTGCTTGAATTTTTCCAAGTCGGATTAAAGGGAAAGAATCACAGATCCCTATATGTCCCACTTCCAGCAGATAGCCCAGACTCAAAAGTTGAATTTAAAATGGAGCCTATTGAGGCAGGAAATCAAGAAGGCTCATTTGAGAAATATCGTAAATCAAATAGAGACGAAATTCTCCTAGCCCACCGTGTTCCAATTAATAAAATAGGAACCCCAGAGGGAGTTAATTTAGCAGTAGCCCGAGATGCTGATAAAACATTTAAAGAGCAGGTTTGCCGACCAGCTCAAATGATATTAGAGAAAAAAATTAATGCAATATTTGACGAAAAGACAGATGCCTTAACTTTAAAGTTTAATGAATTAACTTTAACTGATGAGGATACCCAATCTCAAATAGATGAAAGATATTTAAGAATGCAGGTAATTACTCCCAACGAAGTTAGAATTAGAAAGGGCATGATTCCTGTAGATGGCGGAGACGAAATGGTTGATTTAAAGCCACAGCAAGCCGCTGACCAAAGGGCAACCGCTGGGAAAACCAGGGCCCGAGATTCTGAAAGGTCTGCAGGCTCTTCCGATAAAGTCGGAGAAGGACGAAATGCCAAAGGCGACGGAAGACAGGTCGACTAAGTCCACTCAACTGTTATTTGCTTTATAGTCTATAACACTATAAAATTAAGCATATGAACATTGAAAAGTCTTTATGGACCAGTAACGGCAACGTTATTAATCTGTCGGTTCCTTTTACTAAAGTTAACCGTGAAAAGAGAACTGTATCTGGATTTGCTACTCTA